CAATAACAAGAGTTTGTTAGAGTTCTCCAACTCTCAAAGGGTTTTCCACAAGAATAACTTGGACGCTGAATTAAAGAAATTTTACAGAGTACAAAAGCCCAAGAATACGGCTTTAGTGGCTGAAATAACAGGTCCACAGATAAAAGGCTCACGAACACTGAAAGGTAATATGAAGAATATTGCTTCAGGTGAGCTAGTCAGAATACAAACAAGAGTACGTGGTGGTTTAGCAAAAGGCTTAACACAAGATGAAATTATCAAAGATGTAATGAAAACAACTAAAATAACTGAACATCAAGCACGTACACTAACAAGAACATCTATTACAACTACACAGGTTGCCTCGCTTAATCAAGTTATGGAAGCCAACAACGAGGTAGTTAAAGGCTACATGTTTACTGCTATCCTAGATGGTAGGACAAGTGCTATATGTTCTTTTCATAATGGAAAAGTATATGATATCGATGACAGACGTTTTCAACCTCCACTACACTGGAACTGTCGTTCTACAATGGTTCCTGTTATTAAGAGTAAAGAAGAACTACAAGCAGTTGCTTCTGCAAACATTAAACCTAGAAATCTCAAGAAAATTAAAGGGACTCAGCTTACAGGTGAGCCAACTAGGATTAAGACTTACTCGGAATGGTTAAGAAGACAAGGTACAGACATACACATTAAACTACTCGGTGGTGAGAGACAAGCTAAGTTATTCCAAAGAGGAAAGCTAGAAGCTAAAGAATTCATTTCTCCTATTGGTAAAGCATTGTCTATACGAGGCCTTATGCGTAGAGCTAATACAACAGTTAACAGACCTACAGCCAAGAATGAAAGTAATGTAACACTCGAATTCAGTAACCCTAAACAGCTAATGGCTTCCAAGTCGCATACGGCGGCGTTAAGAGCGCACTTCAAGAATGATGCGGCAGAGAATGCACAAGCATTAGCTTTGACTGATTTTAAAGGCAACTCTTTATCTCAGAAACAAGGTAGTCGTAGAGCTTTTAAAAGCAATAGAGATGGTGCAGTATTTAATGCTGAAGGCGCTGATTATACATCAGGTGCGGGAAGACATTTACAGATACAAGAACCAGAAATTCTTAAAGAACGTTTAGCTAAAGTAGCGGGTGCAGAAGGTCTAACTGATGACCAGAAAGTCTATATTGATGAGTTTGTAAACAACTTAAGCAGAGATGTTTCTACTAACCAACGTGCAGTTATTACTGATGTTATGAGACAAACATTTGTTAGGTCAAACGCTACTAATGAAGACTGGGAAAAGCCTACTTCTGTATTTAGAAAGTTTACAATCAATGCGGTTCAAGACTTAGGTACTCTACAATTTAACAGGTCTGCCGACAGAGGAAAACTATTTGGTAATCTTACTGCTAAGATTGAAGACGACCCTGCAGTTTATATCTTTAATAAGAAATATACTATGGGTGAGTTAATTGATTCACAACAAGCAGATAACAGATACATAGAGCTATGGCGAGGCACTGAGGGTGCTAAGTTAGCTAAGAAAGCTTACTTCAATAATAAAGCACCTCTAGCGGCTTATACGCAACCTATTATTAAGAAATACCCTAACAGGAAAGAACTAACCAATAAGCTATTGGAAGCTATTCCCGGATATAAGACTAAGCAGAAACTAAAGAAAGCTTTTGAAACAAAGCCACCTTCTGATTCTTGGCTTACAACACAGATAGCTAAAGCTAGAGAATCTACTCGTAAGTTCTTAGACGGTGAATTCTTATTTGTTGCTAACAGAAAGTCCGCAGAAGCACAGTTAAAAGATAAAACTATTAATGCTACTGCAAAGGCTATGTCTGCTATTGCTACAGCCGATGGTGCCGATTATGATATGTTGGCTATTAAGATTGGTCAGATGTTCGATGAAGAAATAGGAAGCTTAAATCCTTTCAGAGCTAAGACATTAAAAGACTTTCACAAAGACGGTAGTCGTATTATTAACTCTCTTGAAAAACAAGGAATGATTAGTACTACAGTTATGCGTGATATCGGAACTTCTAGCCCTATAGATTTAGAGACAGGTAGACCTACATCAAACAAAGCTTTAAGAGGACTTAGTGTTACTCGACAGGTGTCTATTATAAACGGCCCAATGAGAAAGTTACAGATAGCTTCTGAAAAGGTTAGAACAGCTAGACGATTTGGTTACGCTGATACTAAGAATAAAGTTTACGCTAAAGCAGGGAACAAAGAGTTCTTCGATGCCCGTGGACGTAGAACAGCAATGCCTGTTGTATCTGAAAAGGTTTATTCTACATATGATGTAAATCAGATTGACCGTGAAATGGCTAATATGATGAACCATGCTAACTCTGTTAAGTATGAGATTGATAATGAGTTCTTCGACTTTACTGAACGACTAGTTTATTTTAATGATAAACGTGGTGAGGCAAAGAAGTGGGACGAACTAAACGAAATGAAGAAACTATTTATGTCTCGTGGTAACGATGCTCGTGGCACACTTGCTACTGCTAAGTATTACCGTAAGCGTAATGAAGCCTTCTCAGTAGACGTTTCAGTTGATTTCCGTGGTCGTGTTTATCATCGTGGTTTACTTACACCTACTAAGGGTGAAGCTGTTAGACCATTCTTAAACACTCAGAGAGAAGTATCTATTAATCCTGATGCAGTAGAAGAACTACAAATTCAAATAGGTGCGCTAGTCGGTAATCCACTAGACACATTAACTAATCAAGGTCGATTCAAAGCATTTAAAGACCAAGAAAAGAACTTGTTGGAAATAGGTGAAACTATTATGAATCCAACACAACCAGATAGAAGAATAAAAGAATTCTTATCTAATCCTTTAGTAGCTGTTACTGAGGATAAAGAAGTAGGTAAGCTTGCCAGACTAGCTCTTGAGTACACACGTATTCATCAGCATATGAACGGCAAGATGTTTACTGATAAGCTTAAGTGGAGTGCAGACGATATTGAGCTATTAGCACAATACAAAACAAAGATGATGATAGAAAACGATGCTTCCTCAAGTGGAGCGCAGATTATATCTTTATCTACAGGTGACAGAGCTTCGGCTGAGTTGTCTAATGTTTTGCAAACACCACAAAAGCAAAGACTCTATGATGAGATTGCTAAACGTACTGTTGACGACCCTGACTTCCTTGCTATACCTGAACTCGCAGAGCTAGACCTTAACTGGACTGACTTGATGAAGGCGGCTAAGAATCAGAACATGGTTGCTTTCTACGGTGCGGGTGACGCTACTAAAGCGGCTAACGTTGCTAATCAGTTTGCTAAAGTTCTTGCTAAGAAAGGCAAGCTAGCTATATCTACTAAAGAGGTTGACAAGTTTAAAGCGGCTATAGATGCTAAAATAAGCTTTGAAATGGATAGAAAGAATTGGTCTCGAATCGATGAATTACGAGATATCAAACAGAAAGTGGTATTATCTTCTAAGCAAGGTACTTCCATCACTGACTCACTATATGAAACTGCTAAGTCAGAGTTCAGAGACGGTGTAAAGAATTCCGAGGATATGCACATGTTCTTAGCTAAGCTTACAGACGAAACGGGAGACCTTGTTGGTACTCGTTTGTTTGATAAGATATCTAAAATTATGTCACGTAAACTCGAAGAAGAGGTTCCTGTTACTGGAAAG